CGTTCTATCACAAGCTCTTTGCAATCGAGTGCCGTTTGTTTTATCGAGGAAAGTTCTGCCTTTCGACCTGAACCACTCTGCTCCTGATCGACAGGCTTCTTGATTTCTTCAATCATGTTGTTGATGGCAATCTCCATACTGAACATCAGTCGCCTCGCCGCATCAATCGTTGAAAACGTAGAGGAGGTCTGCTGGGTCGACCCTGTATTTTTCTTCGCCATTGATTTTTACGCTGTAATCCATGTTTTTTTTAAAGGCTACCACATCTCCTTCCTTCAATCCCAACTCTTCAGTGATTTGATTTCCCCGCCACAGCTTAGCAGTTTTAGGAGGGGACTTCTTGAGACTAATGATCTCTATGATTTCAGAAGAAAAGTCTTCCTCTTGATCGATAGGAGACAGTAAACACCAGTCACCCAGAGCATAAACTTTATCAGTGTGCTGGTCCTTGTAAGCAATACTCTGATTGGAAATACAAGTAGTTGGATCGTAAAGAACTAGGAAGTCATTGTCTCCTGCACCCAGCCTTTGTCCATCCTGCATTACAACAAGGTGATGAAAATAAAGGGTGTCACCAATGTCAACAGGGGTATCGTGTTTTGCAGGCAAGGCCCTTACAGGACCTTCCATTACACGGTTTTCAAACTCGTTCCATTTGGGGTCAATGTGGAACTTCATCCCCCCTTTAGTGGTGATCGTGTCATAGAACTGATTCTCCAGCTCCACAACAAAATGATTCATTGCTTTCATTAAAAATTCAAATCATACTCCAAGATGATCGGCACATCAACCACAGCTTTCCATAGTGTCGTGCCTTCATCTCCTTCTACATAAATTAAATACCGTGGCTTCGAGTATCTGTGGAGATACTCTTCATCTAATAAAATGGCAGTTACCTCTCTTGGCCCTGCCCTCATACCCACATAGTATGCCATAGCATCCTTAGGGTTCATACCTATGATGATCTTACGAATCAGACCCATCATCATCTTGATTAGGACTAATTCCAGCGTCGTCCAAAATGTCTCTCAACGTATAGCCGTCATCGTCATCCCTCCTGTAAGCATCTCTTACAAAGTCAAATACCTCCTCAAGAACTGGTTCTGAGTGAACATGAAAACTGAGTATTGCTTTCATTACAGGCTCATCGTCAGAATCAGAGTCGACGAGACCTGTAACCATTAATGAGACAACATCATCTTGCATATTGTATTTAACAATGCATCTTTCCATTTCAAAGTGAAGACGCTGGACTTCTAGTAAAAATTCCTCTTTATCCATTAGCTCAACATACACAGGTAATGACAAATAAATCCCGACCGAGGAAACATATATTCAGGGAGTTTTCCTCACGCAAAAAGACACGGGTTGCAAACAACCAGTTAAAAAACTTACGGAGCACACTGTATGATTTTCAGGACAAATACGACCTGTTTCAAAAAGAAATTATGTTTCTACTATGGGCGTATGACCTTGAGTTCTGGACACTCAAATACGCATCCGAGGAATACGGATATGTAAAAAAGAAACTCGAAGTGAAAATTGTATACCCTCTTGTAGCCGAGGGGTATCTATACAAGTATTACGATAAGCTTACCCCAAACAAAGGCGATGAGGATAGAGCCTTATTTCACTCAGAAACCAAATACAACTACAGGGTCAGGTACGCCCTCACTCAGAAGGCTAGACTAATGGTGCAGAGGTTCTACAACAGCCTTTAGGCTGCGATGTACTCGAACTTAAACCTCTTGACGTACATGAGGTCACCACCTACAGGCTGGCCTGTGGTTGGATCTTCGAACTCGAACTTGATATAGTCAGCGAGGAGACTAGGATCACTAGCGACACCAAGGGATCTGTTCTGTACTACCGTATCTATAACGTCTTTCGCTGGGCCAGCTTGAGTTTTACTAGTGGTTCCAATTCTAGTTCTAATTGTGCTTACAGTAGCTGTATCAGTGTTGCTAGAGGGGAAACCGAAGTCTATGGTGAATCGGAAACTACCACCTTCATCCTTCGCTGCATAGTAATCATCCAAATCGCCATCTAAAGCGGCCTTGTCAAGATGAACTATTCCATCGGAACCTGTAGTAGTAGAGGTGATCTTAAGGTGATTACTAGTGCCAGCAAAAAGGGCCGTTGTAAAAGTTGCAGTGCAATTAACTGCTCCAAAATCAAATACATCAAAGAGAAGCCAATTCCCGTCCCTTTCATACAACACTTTAGAGGGTAGCGGTCCCGCCTCTAAAGACCCCCCCCTACCTAGACCAAGGCCGAGACCAAGCATTACTTCTTCTTGATCCGATCAGTAAAAATCATATTCACCAATGCATCGACGTAACCAAATACTTGGTTGTCCTTCTCCGTCGGAGTGATATTGACAATGATCTTGATGAAGACCATCAATCCAATGACCAACTCTCCAAGGTTATCAGTAATAAAATCCCACATGTCGTACTTATTTAGGTGTATCGAAATCAGTGTACAATATAGTAACTAGTTCCTTTCTTTCCAGAGCAAAAGCGATGTAAGGATATACGCGGAAATAAGCGCGAGTGCTGTGGCCAACATATCCGTTCGATTTTATTTGATTGTTCTCTTGCGTATCACCCAGCAACAAACATCCAGCAGTATCCTCATCAGTATTGCCGCAATGAATGAGAATGTACTCAAAGTTAGGTACATCACGAACCCAAAGCATTCCCTTGTGAATCGTAGGAAATCGAGAGTCATACTTCTTGTGGAACCCACCAGTCCTCCGAAAAGAAAGTTCATATTCCCCTGCTGGGATTCGTGTCTCACCTGCCACCTTCTCCTCACGATGCTCGTCTTCCAAAGTATAGCACAGAAACTTTCTCGTGCCGTTTGATATATCGAAGAGCGCCCCGTGTGTCGAGTCCAGCTCTGAGCTGAACCTTACCACCTCTAACTGCATCCTTTTTAAGTTGCTCATACCTTTTTAGCCTAGGATTGAAGTATCCCTTGTTACTCACTGAAAGTTTATGCTAAACCCAGAAGGAGGGGTGTTATTGAGTTTGATGCCTCGAGTCGGCATACCCCTCTCCCGATCAATCATTGCTTGCTCCTGATCATTGTAAGGAGTGTATCTCTTCTGAGCCTCCCTATTATTTCCGTTGATCATACGGCCACGAAGTCTAGACATCAAGACATCCATGAAGGTTGTCTTTTTACCCTGACGCTGAGAAGCTACTTGCCGAGCTTTCTTAGCGTCACATGCTACAGCTGCTCCAGCTCCCTTATTGCCTTCTCTACAGGGGTCAGCAAACTCACCTCCTTTACGAACTCCAGAATGACCGACCTGCTCGTAGAAATCAAGTGGGTTTACCTCAGCTGCTCTCTGCAGCATATCATACTCATCCTGATAAATAGGGGCCTGCTGTCGGACCGAAGGAAGCATGAATCGTGGGTTACCACCATGAATGGTTTCTCGGTAACCAATAGGATCATCACCCCTTCTCTCAGAGCGTTCACCCTTTCTTCCAGCTCGTCGGCGAAGACGCTCCATTTCCCTCGTCGCCTTCATGGCTGCGTAATCCTTTCGTTCCTGTACCGACGTCCCCTTTTTTTTAGGGTTGCCGTCATAAGGGTTATACTCCCCTCCTAAGTCATATCGTTTAGATCGCATCAGTAGGGACCCAATCCAAGCATCATTCCAATACGCTGCAGAGCGTTGAGATCAATATCATTGGGTTGTCCAAAAGCTCCTTGAGGTCTAGTAATTTGACTAGGGGTGTTCTTATAAGCACCGGCACCAGCAGCTAATGCAACACCGCCGGCATACTTCGCCAAAGCCCTACCAGCTTCATTCCTAAAACCCTTACGAACCATATCCCCTCGGTTCATCCTATCGTCTCCCAACGCATCAAGAAGAAACTGAACATCACTAGGTCGAGCGGGAAACGATCCTGTTTGTCTCCCTTCACGGTTAGCCATGCGGTTTTCCTTTCGCATATCCTGTCGAAGCAAAGCTTCCATGCCCTTATCAGCATAGAACTGATCTGTATCAAACTGAGATCGCTTCTCTGGACCGTAGGGTAGCTCGATCATACCCCCGTCTGCATACTTGCAATCACAAGAACCCTTAGGTTTTTTTCCGCAGCCGCACATAGATCCGCCGTCACTATACTTAATATTCATGTTGCTACTGCTACAATTTCTAAGTCAATAGCTGTAGACGCTTTTGCTTGAATGGTATCAATCTGTGATAGTGCAATCGCACCTGCAACATCAGCACCTGTATTCACATCGAGGCTATCAAGAAAGCTGATATAAGATTGCCCCCCACCAATACGAACAAGATATTCTTTTGAGTTTGCCACATCAGTAATTCTCAAATCACAGGTTCCTGAAGAAGCAGTGTTTGTAATACGTAAGTACTGCAGCTCTCCATCCGTCATCTGCCCTGCACCATTGTCAGTGCCAAATTGCAAGATGGGAATCTCTGCTGTTGTTACGTTTACAACCCTATCAATCACATTTGAGACAGAGTTAATATCAACGCTAACAGAGTTGCCTCTGTCTTTTCCATTGATAGTCAGCTCTTCACTAATGGTTACGGTAAGTGTCGCCATGATACAAATGTATTAATTTTTGCGAACCATATATCCCCGTCCCTTGTGCTTGCGGACTTTAAACTGACAACCTTTTCCAAACTCAGACCCCCCATTGGAAAGTGCTGCGGCCCCTGCTCCTACAGCTGGAACGCCAATAAGCATTTTATTCACCGCTTCCTTTAATATATCTCTATTGTAAGCACCTGTATTAGGATCCATTATCTCTAAGATCCTAACGCCTTCTACACCGGCATCAGTACTAGGGGCAAGCAAGTCTCTATTCTTAAAGTAGTCATCAAGGTAAGTGTCCATTAAGCCCTCAGATACTTCCTGCTGCCTATTATTGATGAATCCTTTCTGAAGCATATCCTCCCTCATCTCAGCAAGGAACGGTGTCCTCTCTACAGGATTGCCCCTGAAGTATATCAGATCGTCCCAGAGATTGTCTTGATCGGATGTTTTTATCGATGGGTTTCTTGGGTCTATGAGTTTTAATTTCCGAAGATCCCTATCCGTCGGTACTGTTCTCCCAAAAGCTTCTGCAAAGCTATGATTATTAAACGCCGGCACCTCTGCAAGAGCGTGCTGAAATTCATGTACAGTAGGGGCCGGAACACTCTGCGGATTAAGTAGAAACTCCCTACTTAGTTTTATGTGCGGGAGGTAACTGCCGGGCATGTAGTAAGCCCCCCTTTGATCTCCGGTCGCGCGATGATTCATCAATGAGGACATATGATAATGCTCTTCTTTTAGGCCATCTATGATATCACCCAATTCCTCAGCTCGACTATAGTCACCTTCATCAACAGCCTTGGTGTACTCCTCTCCCATCCGCATCTGTTTTTCTATATTCTTATCTAGATCCTCAACTCGTTGTATTACTCCCTCGGAACTATTCTTTGTGTTTCTTAGTTGCTGATTGAAACCTTCAAGAGCATCATCTACTCGAGTTTGATTAGGGATCACATTCCCTGCGTCATCTAATTCAACAAGACTTAATCTTCTTTTTAAGCCTTGAGCATCCTTTGTAGTCAACCCCATAGACACAAGATCCTGCTCAGAATATTTATTGAACTCATTCAGCTGATCTACTATCATTTGTCTGGCTCTACGCTGACCCTCTGGGTTCAAGTGCTCAGATAGCCTTTCAGACATTACCCGATTAGAGACATCAAGTCCTTCCTGCATCTGTGCGCGATTCGCTCCTGCGATCTCGTCTCTAGATACCTTAGGGCGAAAGGGCCCATACCCTGACTGCTGGACAACAGACTCAAGTATCTCTGCAGTTTCATCCGCCTTTGGACGGAGGAAGTTCATCACTTGCTTACCGCCTTTAGCGACATACCCCAAGCCTTTACCAATAACGTTACCTAATACATCCACGGCTTGACCAGCGGGTGAAGCACCGGCGGCCATACTGAACGCGGTGTTTACTGGGTTTGTAGGGCTAAACCCGTAACTGATGTATTCTCGAAGCTCTTGTTCGTTTAGCGGTTGAGACGATTGTGATAGCTCTCGGGCACGTTCTGTGGTCGGGAAGCCGAACATATCCTGCGCCTGCTTAGCTTGAGACACCCTCAAGAGCTCTCCATTCGGTCCTTCGGTCCACATGCCCGAGTCGAGCATCTGCTGACGCTTCTCTTCTTTTGTAGGATGGGAGCCCCCGTGCTGGTACTTCTTTACCGCTACACCTCCATCCTTGTATCCCTTGAAGCCCATGATCTTAAAGGCTTGCTTTAGCTCTGGATCTAAAGCAGGATTCTTCTGGGGTTCGGACATCATATCCAATGCATCTTGCAGCTTAGGATCGATTTTCTGTATGGGTGCGGGGTAGCTTTCTAACGGCCGCTTTTCCTTCTGCGCTAAGTCTTCTGGAAACAGATCAAAGTACTTGGGTCGAGCAGAGGAGTATTCCTTTTCGAAAGCTGTATCTGTAGCAAAGTATGTCCTGTCCAAGTAGTCCCTTGTTTCTTTAGGCAGAACCTTAGGGTCTTTGGTCCAAGAGGTGTCATCATAGATATCGTACCCCTGTTTTTTTGCTTTCTCCAGCGCCCTAATGACGTTTGTTGGACCGTAGTTGTATGCGGCTAGGGCTTTAAGCTTCTTGTTTTCATCGGTCCCTTGATTCCATGACCTACCGTAGAGGTCTTCCATGTACTTACGTTGCATGGTTCGGGCATCCTGCGGATTGTATACGTCTACAGTCTCTGGTAGATTGTACCGCTGAATCATGTATTTCCTAGTGGAGGGCATGATCTGCGCCAACCCTGCTGCTCCTACTGGGGATCCCGCATCCTTAACGAATCTACTTTCGGCATACATCTGTCTGATGTAGTCCTCAAGGGTAAAGCCATCGGGGGGTTCGTGATACCCCCCGTGCTCGTATTTTTTTTTCTTGACGATGATCATTATTGACCTTGCCTTTTGTAGGCTCGAGCCAACTGCTGAAGGACATCTCCATCTACGTCCTTAACTACACGAACGGCGTCGTCCATTCGGGACTGTGGAGAAGAAAAGCGGTCCGCATAGCGGGACCTGAGATTAGGGAAGTCAATATCTCTTCCGCCTCTCGGTGGTTCTGCGAGGAATCTCTTACCAGCTTTATTGGTAGCAACCCTTGGATCAATAACTTGACCAAATTTATCCACCATTCCCTCAACCGCTTCAATGGCTTGCTCCTCCAACATTGAGAAGGGATCGTCGTAAGAAGCGGCATTCTGTAAAGCAGCCTTGCGATCCTTCAATAGAATAGGGTCGTTAAGGAACTTATTGACCAGCTCATCGACAGCTCCCTGCTCCATTTCATTTGCTAATAGACCTTCTGTTTGTCGAGCAGTAGCTCCGCCACCAATACCCCGAGGGCTTGTCGGGGGAGCCGACCTAGCCATACCAAGAAGTTCCTGAGTCGAGGGGATGTCCATACCACTGTACGGAGCAGCTCTCTTGATTTCCGCAGTGGTAGCAGTTTGTCTGAGATCCTTCATAAGAGGCCGCTCCCTTTTAACAGCACCCATACCAAACCTATTGCTGAAGGCTTGCCTTGCGAGGTTCACACCGGCATCATCTCCGAGACCAAGCGCGGTCATCACTTTCGCTGCATACGGAGCAAGTACTCTTCCGATAGGAAACGCACCAGCTATATAGTCAGCGGGCCCAAATGTATTTTGTATTGATTGTGGTCCACCAACCCGATTAATGTAATCTCTTACAGGGTCGCCTGACTGTGGGGGATCACCGAGTCCACCGCCGTTTTCATACTTAACCTTCATGAGGTAAATATACTAATACAACTAGTCGGTCAATTCCTAGAACATATATGGCCCTCCCCCCGCCCGCCTTTTAGTGAGGGAAACACTTTGGGGATATAAACCACATACAGGGGATAA